GCTGGATAAAAAATGTTGTCGAAAGATTCATATATATTTGGTTTCTTTTTTTTCATTTCTCCCATAGCTTTTTCCTTTCTATATATAAAGCAATGATATCTTCAAAGTTATCTGGTTTGCGAGGTGGTACTGTACTGTATATATTGTATGCCTCGAAACATCTGTTCTCATTATATACTTGTTCGCTTAGTTTCTGACATTCTCTTGCAGACTCAAGGTCAATAGTCAGCATGAGAATGATAGTGTGGGTCATCTTTTCTATCATAGTTATCTCCGCTGGTAAAAGCTAGGAGGTCGGCAGACTTTGAGCAGTATGACCTCCCAGCTTGTTCTAGGATGAAGTTATTTTGGAGAAAACTATATCCCTAGAACGGTATTTCATCATCTTGTATGCTTTTGTCAACACCATTATCGGATGACATTGCATTTTTTTCCGTGAGTTTCATAGACAGAATGTTACCTTTTTCTGTCTGCTTCACCCAAGCGGCAACTCTCTTTTCTCCAGAAGAGATCTCGGCAACACCAGTAAATGTAGGAGCATTTGGTGTATCACTGTTGTTATCCCACAGCCTACCGACTTTGACGTATATATCTCGGATTGTTGTACCATCAGGCATAACATCCTTGATCATAGCTATACGTTTTGTCTCACCCTCGTCATTCATGCTACCAGTGCCAACAAGAATGAGTTGATCGCTATTGCTATTGAAGATAGCTCCAGTGTTCGTGTTATCGTATTCCATATTACCTCCGTTAGAATGGATTGTGTTTTGTCTTGCCATCATCAGCCGTGTGCTTGTTGTCGTGCTTACCGAGAAACACATCAGCATCACAACCAAGATGGGATAGACCTTTAGTTAGTGCATCAGTCAATGCCATTTTGCCAGCGTCTTCTGCTGGTCGTTTCATATCCTTGTGCCAGAATGTTCTTGTACCAGCAATCGGACCAAATTTATTTTCTGGTAACTTTGTCCATATCGTTACCTTTGCAACAATAATTATAACGTCACCATTAGTAGGATAGTCATACTCTACACAGTATCCCCAACCTACACCTACTGGTCCAAATATCTTAGTCATCTTCATGATTTGATATTGTGGGTCAATAGATATAAAGCTTCTCTGACCAAACGATACGGTCTTCAGATAGTTTCTGTCAGGCACAGCTATAGAATTCCAAAGGTCTAAGTTCTCTTTGGTCTTCATAGACTTTTCGTAGTCTGGATCTTTCTTGTTCATGCTTTCTCCTTTACTTTTATTGTTCTTCTTTTCTCGGTTATGTTTACAGATAATAAATCACAATCCATCTGATATACATCTGGTGGTATGTGGCTCATCAATCTCTTCTTGGCTGACTCGTTCTTCTTTGCAGACTCAAGCGTATCAACATAGTCATGTGCATCTGACATCCACTCGTTGTCTCGATTCATGTCAAGCTTGACTTTCCTATCGATCGTGATGCTTGAGATATCTGGGGTCTCCGCATCCCTATCGATAGGAGGCGACTTCTTGATTACATGCTCCCAAAACTGTGTGATCTTGCCAAGCATATTAGCACAGTAAACTGGATCAAACCCAACATGCTTTGATTCCCACTTGCTGTTGCCAAAGATGACAGATAGATAACAGCCGTCTGGTTTGTAGTCATGTACCTCACAATGCATGTTGTGTAGATGCATGTAGAATTGTATCTGCGGCATGTATCTCTCGATCACCTCATTCATGTTTGTAAAAGCATTGGTGTGTTTGGCTTCTACAATGTAGCTTTTCTTTTGGTTATCTACACACATCATGTCTGCTGTACCTTTCATTGGTACATAGCCACCCTCGAACTTGAGTTCATGTTGAAGCACACGCTGAGTGCCAGCCATTGTATAGCCAGGTGAATGCGATTGCACCCACCAGTTGAGATTGAAATCTTCTGTAAATGTACCGAGCTGAACAGCAAATACATCAGTCAGATCTTTGGGTTCTACAAGCCCAACCTTCTCCTGATATAGTTCTGCCCACTCGCCGTTCATAATTCTGATGGCATCAGTGCCACCGATAAAGCCTTGTCTATCCATAGTTTTCTCCTTATTTATATGGTTAATATAGTTTCACTTCTGCAACTGGTCAACAAAATAATCAAACCTATCGAGATAAAATTTGCGTCTTTCTAGGTCTGTTTTTATCAGTCCGTATATGTCTGAGTAGGGTGGGAGTATACGAAATGTTTTGATAGATACATTGTAGATGTGCATGATGCAATCTGCTGGTATATCAATCAGACTATCAATCATCATCTCGACACGCTCACTACACTCATCCATACTCGTTTCGTATGGACGTTGGAACAGATACTTCCAGCGACTGAATAGCTGGCGAACTCTATCCGGTCTATGTGGTGTTAGGTACGCTTCGACATTTGCTTTGGCGGCAAGAGCATCGGCAAGTTTGGTACAGCTGACATCAAGCATGCGTACATCTACAGACTCAAGAGCATTGAGTTCCTTTACTAGCTGTTCGTTTGCTCTAGCTGGTGAACGGAATGTGAGAAGGGTAGCAACGTTGCCACCCTCCCCAATAGATACGACTTTAGACATGTTTTCTCCTATGCTGATTTGTTAAATTTATAATCCTGAACCAACTTCGAGAACTTCGGTAAAGTTGATTCAAGCATATCAATAAGTAATTTTATTTTTTTGTCGGTATTAGTTTTCGACATTGGTAAAGACAGCTCACTAAGCTCATCAATCATTCGCTTAGTATCATCGAGAGCATTCATTATCTCTGCGTTTTCATCGCAATCGAGAACTGATTCTATCGCATAATAATAGTGATATAATTTATTCGATAAGTCCTGAAGTTTCCACAATTGTTTTGCTGTTGCAATCTCTTTAGGGTTGTCACCACTTGTGACACCATAAAAATATTTTGACTGCACAGAGTTAAGAGTTTTGTAAGTATTAAGTGTATTAAGTATTTTCATACTATCCTCCAATAAGTTTTTTAAATGTTGATTCCCATACTCGGTCACTAATTATTACACAGTATCTAGGGTCGCCAGTCTTACGTTTGCAGACTGCCATATCCCGATCTTCTAAGAGATTGAATACGTTTGGAAACGAACTCTTGTCTCGATACTTTACTTCTACAAAGAGAACCTGACCATCAATCTCGATAGTCAAATCCCCTTTGTATTCACCACCTAAACTGCCCGATAGTGGTTGTTTCTTTGTCTTTATACCTAAGTTATTCCATAGCTTTAGAAACCACCGTTCGTGATAGCTTCCTTTTGCTTTATTTTTGCTAACCATGTATCCTCCTCATAGCACTTGTGACATATCAAACTGCTCTTATATAGAAAGACTACAAAGTGTTGAGTCTGTTGACCACAAGCATCACACTTCTGCCATGCTCTTTGTTCTACTCCTTTATTTTTTTTGGAGCGTCGCAAGCTGGTCAATAGCTCGTTCAATCTTGATAGCAGTTTCATAGCGCAGCTCTGTGCCTTTTAGTTGTCTGTAGTATGTGGTCTTTGATAGACCAGCCCAGTTAAAAGCATCACGCAAACTGACCTTCTGATTCTCGGATTGAATTGTTAGCTGTTCCAAATAACTTTTCATAGAGAATAGGTCTACTACGCTTTGCTTGGATTGACAAGTATCTATTGATTGTTTTGTTACCTAATGCGGTAATGAAATATTTTCTTACTAAACTAGGCGCTCTTGGATTTGCATACAGTATGCGTTCGTTGTCTTGCATCTGTACTGATATGATAAAGCCGTACCGATGCTCGAGCTGGTGTAATGTTGTGCTGATTGTGCCATGCTTGAGATCTGGTAGTTCCTTCCGAAAAGTAGAATATGATATTCTTGGAGGCTTTGGGTTTGACTTATCTGTATATAGCTTTACTGTAGCTAGTATACGAACTTGATTAGACGTTAGTTTTTTCATGATAGTATCCTTCAACTGGGGAGGCTTTGACACCTCCCCTTTTTTGTATCAGACCACGCTGGTTACTGTATGGTGGTTTGTGCCAGAACTGATACATGTTATGGTTGCATTCTCTGTTCGAGTTTGTAATCAAAGACAAGATCCATCAATACCTCCATCGGCATGTTGGTTGTCTTGATACCTACCTCATCACAGAAATTAAGAAGGTCGAGACAAGGCATAGCGTTTACCTCGTCTTCGACCTCACATTTGATAGCATCATTGACTGGATGCGACATCAATCACTCCTTTCTCTTGATCGTCTGTTGGAAGATTTGACTCGTTACGCACATCATCGACAAAGTTGAATTGATTCACAATGTCTTTGAGTCTTTTGTAGACTTGCTCGATATCGTATCGTGTACTCCATTGTGGAAATCGAGCTTCGTCTTTTGATAGTGATTCATAGAACAACATGTCCTTTCTGAATCTTTCTTCAAGTGTTACCATTTCTTTTCCTCGTAGTGTTTTCATTAGAATAGTTCCTTCTGTTGTGGCTCATCGCCTAGTTTTTGTTTAATGCTGGACAGAAACTCCTCATTGCTTATAGGAGTATCACAATGAGTTGTACCGCCGTAATATTCTGATTTGCGTGCCAGCATATACGAACGATACCCAGTTTCTGTCAGCGGACTCTTTACTTGATTACCATTTACATCGGTTACATTGAGTTCAAAGTGATCAACTACATAGGGCATACCATGCTCTGAATAGTTTAGATAATCACGACAAACTCGCACACTGTGTGTCAATCTATTCCACACAAATGTTCCTACATTCTCAAAAGCTTTCTGCATACTTTGCATAATCCTTTTGCCAGAATGGTTTCATCATAGGAGCTACAGCTTGACCAGCAAGCTCAGCATTCATAGTCATCTTCAGATCTTGTTCATAGTCTTTACGAAACATGTATCTTGCAAAGTGAACTTTGTTTTTTGTTTCTCGGATTGCTATGATGTCTGCTCCGTTCACATTGAGATCATGTATTCTTGATGCGAGTCGCCGACAACCAAAAGCCATTGCGTCTTTATCTGTGATAGATCCATGTAGTCGTATACATGCGAGAACTAATCCGCATTGCGAATCAGCTCTCGGCTCAATGAAGTATTTCTCATTGGTCATTAGTTTGCCTCCGTTACTGTTGTTGTAAATTGTAGTTCCTGGACTGGTGAATCAGGTCCACTCTCGATGTGTATGTCTAGCGTTCTGCATAACTCTGGTGAATACACACGCTCGATTGTATTGATTACTTCACCACGCTTGTCATAGAACTTGATTGTGTAGTCATCACGCCAAGTCAAATCGACATCGACACGACCTTTGTGTATGAATCCGTTGGTCTCCATTTTGATACCAGCTCTACGCTCTTTTGTTTCTGGTAATGCAAAACAGTTGTGACCAACAATAACTCCCCAGCAGTTCATAGCATTAGGATCTGCATACTGAATCTGCTTTAGGATTTCTTTACAATAATAAAATGTTTCATCTGTCATAGCTTTCTCCATTTATAAGTATATTAAAATTAAGTAATAAAATCAACTAGTTAAAATGTCGTGTCCTATTTAATCGTATTTATTAGGACACGGTACAATTCATGCGGCGATCAAACCTTTCGCCTGTAAATGGTATAGTAAACCCATAGCCAATGCATCTGCAAATCGAGTATATAATCTACTGTTGCCATTGCTGGTATCAACAACTTCATACATTCCCCATCTACCAGACTTATCAGAATAGGTTTTCCATATCTGAATATCACCATTCATTTTCAATCTGAAGTACTCAATACTCTCACAATTACCATCATACATGCGATCAACTTCCCAGTATGATTTGATATCATTTGATTTCAACATAGCTTTCTCCTTTAAAATTACTGACCCAGCTAGCATGATATTTCCAAGCGTCAAGATCGGCGAAGCCGCCGAAGGGAAATCTTTACGCGAGATGGAAATATTCTGCTAGCCAACATGAAATCATCAGTGATTCATATTGAAGTTTGGTCAACTGTAGTTGAGCGTAGAGTCGCCAACACTCGCGCCACCGCG